GTAAGATCATCCTCACCGGATCCCACCTTACAGCCCAATGATTTATAAACGCGCACCCCCACACTGTGAACACGCTTTGTCTTTCCCTGGGCAGTACCGTATGCAGCTCCTCCCTCGAGCCGCATCGGTTTGAGGTCCGAATTGTATCCCAGGCCCGCATGGATAACGCTGTAATAGTCATCAAGCGTGATTGAACCACTTGAAACAGTCCTGTTCGGATGAGCGCTTCCATCTACGCACACCTGCAAAGATTCACCCTCGAGATGAGAGAGGCCGGATATAGTATTCACAACCTCGCGCGCATAACCTCCGGATATATACGCCGTAGGCCACAAAGACCAGTATTCCGTTTCTGTCTCAGGATCTTTGTTAAGGCTCTCCTGAAGAGCGACATAGTTTTTCAAATTCCTCTCAACGATCGCTCCTTTGTAGTATGTCTGCGTTGAGCTCCATGAGGAAAAATCGTCGGTCTCTTTGATTTCGAATGTATCCCCTACGGGATTCTGCACTTTCCATACTTCTCCGTTGAGCTCTACGGAACCGCCGGCCCCCCATATTCTCACCTTATCTCCCGCGACAAACGAATGCCCCGGGGCCGTTACCACCACCGGATGAGCCTGGGTAATTCCAGTAATTGAGACCGCATCTCCTTTGTCAACCGAGACGCCGCAATCAACGAAATAAGCATCTTCTTGATTGGAGCCGTAATCTCTCGGCTTGAAATACTCAATGAACCTCTTAGTCGTGCCGTTTACTGTTCGCTTCACAGAAAGCCATATTTCGTCCTCAACGCTCCCCCGAACAATTGCAATCGATTCGACCGCATCTCCGCTGGCGGAAGTTACGCCGATTATATGCCTGTGCCATCCTGCGATTCCGTACTGCAACTCGTATGTAAAGCCAATGAGAGCGCCGTCAGAACGCACGCCCCAGAGTATAGTATTCGGATTGCGCTGTACTTCCGTTTCGATAATGCCTTCGCCGGTGATATGATCCGCATATAGAGTTAAGTCAGAACTTAACCATCCCTGGTTATCCTGGCTGAACGAGAAACCCCGAACCTTCTTTCCCCCATCCTGAACATATGTTATGAGCTCGTTTATGAGCCTACCCTGTATGTCTGCGCTTCCGAAACCTGATTCCACGTTGAGCTGATAGTTCGTATCGCTGAGCGGTTCGCCTCCCATCACTCCCTCGCAGCTGTCTGCACCGAAAATCGTTTTCGTCTTTCCGGCGAGCCATTTTATTGCCAGACCGCGGTCATGCTCTACCTTGAATAAAAGTGCATCGGGCAATTTGAAATCGAGAAAGTCGCCGACCTTTGAACACCAGATATAATCAGGATGGTTTTCCGTGCCGGCGAGAATGAGCCGCTGCTGGTAGAAACCGATTGCCGAAGGATAATTGCCTGCGGAGCCGAATATGTTGCCTTCCTTTTTTACTGTGCCGCCGGAAACATACGCTGTATAACTCAAACCGTCGATATCATCGAGGGTGAAATTATCGTCATCGACTTTTGTGATTTTGTAGGCGAGGCAGTTGAGCTCGATCATCCCCAAAACATCCGAGATATATACCACGTCGCCAGTAACTAATCCGTGAGCTGTAGCGGTAATCTGCACCGGATCCGCCTGTGTCGCTGCGGAAATGTCCTTTTCGCTGCTGTCATCCCACCCTGAAAACGTCGGCGGGGAAATTGCCCAGGATGTATCGCTCGTCCGTGTGAGCTTCTGAGGCGCATAGCCGGATTGTACGAACAATAATTCCGTCGGTGTCTGCGCATACATGAGCTCGAAAAGATCGGCCTTCGCCCAGGGAGTAGAAATCTCGACCGGCGTTCCGCTTACGATCTGCTCATGTGTTGAACACTTAATAAAACGCATGTACTCATCGCCGAGCTCGAGCACGTATTCACCGACTCCTTTTATGCTGAAAGGTGCGAGCCTGGCCTTGTCTCCATCCGTCTTCGTGTTTACAGTAAAATATGAGCCGGGCCTGCGATCTCCTCCCCCCTGGGATGCGATAATAAAGTTGAGCAGGATCCTGCAGCTCCGGTAGTATGCCTCGAGGTCGGTCCGGCCGTCCATCCTCGAGGACCATTCGCCGTTCGAAAAGTTGTTGAGTATCGGCTGATACCTTGGCATTACGGCCTGAACCCTCCTCCCGTGCTCCAGTCGTCGTTATCTGTTTGCGGCCTTTCACGTTCTATACCGTCAATCGCCATCGCGTTTCTCTTCGCCCATTCATACTTTTCTATCATTTCATTTCTCTTTGTGCTGCTGTTTGTGATTTTGTCCGCGAGATCCGCTGCGAGCCTGTATGCTATTGCGCGAACGAGCATTGAATCGAAATGCGATTCATCCTCGAGCTTTCTGATATATTTGATCGTCACTGCTGTAAGATTACAGAGAAGATACCGATTAATGACCTCGTAATCGGCCTCCGGATGGTCAGGGATTTCAAGCGCCCGCAAACAGTACGGATTCGTGGGGAGCTTGTATTGATAACTCCACTTATCGAGCGATCCGAGAACATAGTTCGCATCCCCTGAATCAACCTGGGCAAGCGGTTGATACCAGAGCGCACAGTTCCATTCATGAGCGCGAAGTACCTCCTCAACTACGGGATCATAAAAAAGATTGCAGAGAACCGCCTCCTCGCGCGTCTCAGAGAGGCTTATAATCCTGTTTGCGCCGAGCTCCTGCAGCGCCAGGTTGCAGAGCTGCACTTTCGTCACAGGCATTTACTTTTTCTCCGGTTCAGTGTATTCATGCGTATCTCTGCCTGCCTTCGGTGCGAGCTCGGAAAGCGCCACAGGCTTTCTGTACTTTCTCTTGCCCGGTTTTTCTTCAGCCTCTTCAGCTTCTTCATCGCCGACTTTTTTGAAATGATTTCCAGGATCCTTAGGAAAGTCGTAAAATTCACCTTCAAGGCAATACAAACTGAGATTAGACAGAAAGCACGTTCTTACACACAGATATTTCATTTTTTTCTCCTCATATAACTGGGGAGATCTGAGCCTCCCCAGTGTATTTTTCATGCGAATGCTTTACATCGACTTCACAGGCTCATGCAGCAGGAACAGGCTCGCTTTCCCTGAGCTCACGTCTCCTGCTCCGACGAGTGACATCTTGACGTAGCGCAGCACGTCCGGCGGCAGAGCAAAGCAGGCAAGCACTTTACCGAGAGTTGCGCTCGCCTGAGCGATTGCAGGCCCGGTGTGTATAACAGCAAAGCTCGAATCGTCTGCACTGTCATATACCTTAACCTGAATGCTCGTGCCGGCCGAAGGAGCGGTTGTCACGATCGCCACCGCCCAGATCCGCCCGCTTCCGCCGACACCTGCAGCCTGAAGGTCCGGGTGGTTCGCTGCATCAGTTTCAGTTGCGTTCGGCATTCCCATATCTTCTTCACAGATCAGGTTTGCGTCGAGTATCATCTCTCACCACCTCCTTATGTTACTGCGGATTCGGTCGCGAGCAGAGCGTCGCACTTGCGAATCGGCATATCGTAGAATCTCAGTTCGGGGTTCCCGAACGGGTCATTCGCCGTATGTAACACATTCGGCTTGTCCTTGGCCTGGATCTCCAGCATGGACAGTGTTTCCTTGTTGCAGTAGATCACTGCGCCCCTGGTGGAAGGCAGATTGTTTTTCGCCTTTATCATCAGATCCACATCGATCGTGTTCTCCGCACCACCGGTTTCGATGTTGCAGATTCTCTGTACCGCCCGGTCGTCGCGCACCACGAGACCGAACTCGAAGCTGAACTTCGTCACATACGCGAAATACGGTTTGCCGTTCGAATCAGTGACTCGAATGCGCCCCATGTCCTCGCGAACGATCGAAGTCTCGACTCCGCCGATGGGATAGACGAAATGAACGCCTTTCCGCCCCCACATGATGAACAAAAGCGAGCTCAGATCATCTCCGGTTCCACCACATCCAACCACGTTGCTCAGCGACAGTGCGTTGTACCTTGTTGTGATACCGTTGATGTCTCTTGGATTGGTTGCGATGTTTCCGTAGAAAAGCTCAGACCCGGCTTTCTGCTTCGTCCCTTCCATGTGAGCGAGATCCTCCTGGAAACGGAACTCAGCCTTGTTCGGAACGTGTCTCAGCTCGAGCTCGTCGATTTCGACCTGGTCTTCTACATAGCAGAGGTGCTCAATGGTCGGAATCGTCTGCAGGGCGGTAGGGGTCACACCTTCATACATTCCTCGAACGGAAGCAGAAGGCACATTGGCGTATTTCGTGGTTTTGTGGCTTGTGTTGTCATTCGCCTGCAGCCAGGGTGCGTCTGCCAGGGGCGGAATGTCCTGCACCAGCTCGTTCACCAGATCGATCAGCTGACCGTTCTGTGTCCGGTTGGCGATCTCCACAAGCCCCAGCTTATTGACATCCTTTGTAGCCATACTTTTCCCCCGTAAATAGGATTAGTTTTTTCAATTCCCTAATCCCATCAACAGCACTTTACTTACCCCCGCATGATCCACTGCCGTTCCCCTTTCGGGTCACAGGGGATGGGTCAAGAGGGTTGGGCTCATACCGCCTTTGGTTTCAGTATTCTCAAAGGTTCAACGAACCTATTAAGACCATAACTCAGGACTGTTCGGATACGATTTTTTCAGATACTCTTTCCTGCTCTCTTCGTTTCCTTCTCCGAAAGTTCCTTCGATGAGATTGTCCTCGCGGAGCTGATCCCCGGCAAAGAACACAACATCGAGAAGTGAGGGATTCCTGAACATAATCTTCTCGAACTCCGGCATGTCTTTGTCCTCTACACCGAACTTCTTGAGGCCGCGCCGGACGATCTCCATGTTCACATCGTGCTTTTCACCCCATTTGTTTCTGCGGCTTTCGATTGATTCCCTCAGCGAATTCTGATCCGCTTGAAGCTGCGCATCCACAGTCTCTTTCAGTCCCGCCGTGTACCACCCGTACAAAGACTTCGCGATATTCTTCGGGACCTTGTTTTCATGACAAAAATTGAGAAATCCGGTCAAAAACTCCTGGGCCCCCTCGTAGCCGGCCGGAAATGAAGGCTCAATCTCGTATCCCTCCGGCTTCTCAGGCCACCCCAGTTTCCGGTAAAACTCGTCCTTCTCGTCATCCGTTGACTGCTCGTCTGGAATCTTTACCGTCCGGACCTCCAATTTCTTCTTGAGCTCATCATTTTCAGTGACCAGCTCTTTGTGCC